AATTGTGAGTGTCTAGTAAAACTGAATATGCCAGCGGAGGAGGTGTAGCCTGGGTGAAATACATGGGATTGGATTTTGACCCTAGCAAATTAGACGAGCAGGTTACGGTAAAACCTCGAATCCTAACGGAGAGTGGCAAGGCTTTTAAAGAGTCAACTGGAGACGGCAAACGTTTCCTTATGCCACGTATCGAAGCGATTCATGCAGGTACTACTCGTAACTACACACGTTATCCAGCTGAGAAACTCAGAGGTGATGAATCACTAAAGAGTGGTGTGTATTCTTGGATGCACCCATTTGCTAAGCCAGTGATTTATAACCACGATGTAAACACAGAAGCGTCTGGACGTATTCAGGCCGCAGCTTTTGCTGAATTTACAGCAGCTGGAAGACCTGGAATCATCGTTGTTCCTAAGATTACTCAGGAAAGCGCAATTGATGATATCCTTGGTGGCAGGCTCCTTACTGTGAGTATCGGAGCAACCACGGACGCGGCATACTGCTCTATATGTGGAACAGATATCATTAACGAAGGATTCTGTGGACACATGAAGGGCGAATCGTATGATGGCGTCACTGCCGAATGGATTGTCGGAAACGTATACTTCGATGAATTATCATGGGTGAACGTTCCTGCTGATTCAAACGCAATGATTATTGGCGGCACCGATGTCGTACATCAGGCCGAATCCTTTGCCTTCAATGGTAAAGAAACTATCAATCTTGGTAAGAAAACTACAGAATGGCTAGTAGACCCTAAGTCAATCTTGGCAGAAGGAGTCGAAGAGCCTAGGAGAGGAGAAAGTACCTTGACAGAAGAACAAGTAAAAGCACTGCAAGAAGAGTTAGAAGCTCTTAAAACACAAAATGCTACACTAGTTTCTGAAAAAGAAGCATTGACAACTGAGGTTGAACAGCTTAAAACAGATGTAGAAGAAGCTACAACAGCAAAAACTACTGCGGAAACTACTCTTTCTGAGAAAGAAGCTGAATTAGCTACTGCTCAAGAATCATTAACTGCTAAAGAAGCTGAGGTTACTGAATTAACTTCTACTAAAGAATCTTTAGAGGCTGAGAAAGCTGCTCTTGAAACTTCTCTTGAAGAAGAAAAGACTGCTCGTACTCAAGTTGTTGAAGAAAATGCTAACCTTTCAACTGAAATGCACAAGATGGTTGCTGAGCGCGTAGTTGACTTACGTGTGTCTCTTGGCAAAGAATCTAACCGCGAAGAAGCTATTGCTAGTTTCGTAGGACGTACTACTGAATCTCTTAACGATACATTAGCTGACTTATTAAAAGAAGCTGCTACAGCTCCTAAAGTTGCTCCTGTACGTCAAGTAACACCAGTAGAAAACCCAGCTGCTAACATTAATAGCACAAACATTACTGAATCAACAAATGCACCGTCCGTAGAAGAAGTTTTAGCTAGCTTATTCCGTGGCCCTGGAGCAAGAAAATAATATTAAAGGATTAGAAGGAGGACATAACTCATGGCATTATTTCCAAATGTTGAGTCTGATTACACTTTTGGTGGCAAATCCCATACTAACCTAGTAGTTTCTGAGGGAGTTTCACCAAGTGAGAAATGGATTGTCTCTAAGACAAATGCTGCTGAACCATTCATTTACCAATATGGTCCAGAAGGTAACCAAACTGTAGTATTAGCAAAAGGTAAAATCGTAGAACTAGGTGCTGCTGAATATGATTCAATCTCTGGCCGCAACGTATCTACTATTAAACAAGCTGTTGCTGACACTAAAAAAGCTGTAGGTGTTTTACACCACTCTGTATACGAACAACGTCGTGACAGATTCTCTGGTAACAACCAGCCAAACCCAACTATCTTAACTCGTCAGTACATCGAAGTTCCTTTATTCGAACACGCTGTATCTGCAACTGCTCAAGGCTTTGCTAAAGCTATGAAGTTCGGTGCTGCTTATGGTACTAACGATGCTAACCAATTACAACCTGGTGACTTCGTTAAAGCTGGTGCAGATGGAAACTTCGTTAAGTTAGACACTGCTACTGATTCTCCATTCGAAATCGTAGGTCAAGTACTTGCTGCTGAGCGTGAGCTTCCACCAGCTGGTTTCTTACAATACTACATGGAAATGGAAATTCCTGAAATCGAAGCATTCTTAAAGGCTCAAGGTACTGCTCCATCACCTGGTAAAAACCCAGATGGTTCTGCGGCTGCTTACCCTTACGGTGCTCCTTACACTACTCGTGGATGGGAAGCTGATTTCAACAAACTATTAAACCCAGTAATCAACAAAGGTATTCCATTCTTAACTGATGGTTACTTCCGTGCTAAGCAAACTGTTACAGGTATTGCTATGAACGATGTTTATGATAAAGATGCTAACAACGATGGTCACATCGAAGCTGTACGTCTTGCTGGAGATATTACTTTCGGTCATGACGTAGCTGGAACATTCACTGCTTCTACTGACAATGCTATCGACGCTGGTGTTAAAGTTGCTACTGATTCTCGTAACAACGCATTATTCATCAAACTACGTCACCCAATCGACAAAGCAGAAGCTACTCCAATCGTAGTTAAAGCTGACGGTGTAGCAGTTGCTGCTAAAGACGTACACGTTGACTACTCACAAAACATGGTTGTTGTTTACTTAGAAGCTGGAGTTACTATCAAAGCATTAACTATTGATGCTAAGTTAGTAGTTGACCCAGTTGCTGGTATCCCAACTGAGTGGGATTACGCTGGTTCCGTTGGTGCCGTTCGTATCTTGTTACAACGCTAATCATTAAAACGTATTAAAACAAAGGGAGAGGGGCTTCGGCTCCTCCCAACTAAATCCAATATATATAGGAATTTGAAGGAGGAAAACTCGCATGAACATAGAGTTAGTAGAAAAGTATGCGAAAATGATGTCTTTTGATGGCAAACCATCTAAGGATGCTCGTGTAGGTGTATCAGAGGCTTTAACAACTGCTGATGCAAATATCTTAATCCCGAAAGTAATCTCGCAAGTTGTTACTGAGGCTGCTGAGCCAATGTTACTAGCTTCTCAGTTCTTCCAAAAGGTACAACTTAACGAAGGACGTTCTATGGAATTCATCCACTTTGGCGCTATTCGTGCATTCGAAATCGGCGAAGGTATGGAATATCCAAACCAAACTTTAAACCTTACTAAACAAGGCATCGGTACTGTAGATGTTAAAGTTAAAAAGTACGGTTTAAAAGTACAAATCACTGACGAAATGATTTCTGACTCCCAGTGGGATGTTATCGGATTACACTTGAAAGCTGCTGGCCGCGCAATGGCTCGTAAAAAAGAAGAAGTAATCTTCGACGAGTTCAATGCACACGGACACGTAGTATTCGATGCTAAAGAATTCAACAAAGGCGAAGAAGGCTATCCAACAGGACGTGGCTTTGATGGCGAATATAACGCTACTCTAAGCGCAGAAGACCTAATTGATATGAGCGTATCTATCATGGCAGCTGGCTTTACTCCAACTGACATCATCATGCATCCGCTTTGCTGGTCATTGTTCGCTAAGAACGCTGCTTTAGAAGGAAGCTCAGTTGCTGCTTTCGGACAAGGTACTGTGTCTGGTCATGACCCACGTACTTTCAACACTTCAAATGCTCTTGGATTGAATGTTATCTTCTCTCCATTCATCCCATTTGACCAAGTAAATAAAACTTTCGATTTCTACATCGTAGACCGTAACAACATCGGTGTTATCGTTGTTAAAGACGATATCTCTACTGAGCAATTCGATGACCCTCTTCGAGACATACAAACGCTTAAGATTAAAGAGCGCTACGGCGTTGGTATCTTAAACGGAGGCCTTGGCCTTGCGGTTGCTCGTAACATCAAGTTTGCTAAGACATATCCAGCTCCACAACGTGCGTTTGCTGCTGATATGCCACTACCTTCTGACTACAAAGAAGTTCGTGATGTTAACGGCAACTTGAAGAAAGACGAAATCTAATCTAACTTTTAAGACCTCTGCTACTACTAATGTAGTGGAGGTTTTCTACTAGTAAGGAGGAAAAGCTATGGAACGAATTAAAGTAGCTGTATCACCTTTTTATGGTGGCGACAACTGGACGGACGAACTAACGAATATCACGTTTGAAAAGAACGCTCGTGGTCTTAACGTTTATTCTATCCCAGCTAGCCTAGATTTAACCAACATCAAAAAGGCAATCAAACTAAATGCTCTTATTTTGGTAGAAGGTAACGTAGGTGACTTCAATGAGGTTGAGGAAGTAGTTGTTCCAGAACCTGTAGTTGAAGCTCCAGTAGAAGCTCCTGCTGCTGATGAACCTGTTCTAACAGTTCAAGAAGAAGTAGAAGCTCCTAAGAAGAAACCATCAACTAAGAAAAAGGGTAAGTAATTCAAAGGTGGGAGGGGGAACTTTCCCGCCTATTTTTGATTAGAGGTGATGTATGTGGCAATTAATAATTACTTAGTTATCGGTGTTGACCCTGCCAATAATGAGACGCAGGTTCCAGTCAATAAGGACATTACCATTACTTTCTCTAAGCACATGGATGTAGGTTCGCTAACTTCATCAAACCTAACTCTTAAGGTAATCAATGGAGACGTAGTTCCTATTTTAATCTCTTACAATGCTACAAGCATGTCAGCTAAGATTATTGCTAACTACTCTAACCAATTGGGGATGCCTGCCCAGGCGCTGCAAGCTGGTACTCAGTATCAACTGATTATCACAGGTGGAGTAGATGGAATTAAGAGTGTGCTAGGCGATTACATGACCGTTTCCCGTACCTATGAGTTTTCAACATCGAGTACGGCGACAGTGACACAACCATTAGATGTTACGGTTACAACAGACAGTGGATACCCTACGGTAACATGGATGAAGCCAAGGGATTTCGACATTACTTATCCCGTAACTTATGAAGTTATGATTAGTACGAGCAATGACCCTTTAAACGCTCCTGTATGGCCTGCTACGGGCGACATTAATCAGACTGTTACAAATGTACTTAATGTACCTAAGAAGCTCACAGAGGGCACGTACTACGCTTATGTAAGGGCATTAAATGGAAGTGCTACGAGTGATTGGACAATGCAGCAATTCTCTGTAGTAGCTCCTGTTGTAAATCCAACTCCTGACCCTAGTGAACCATCAACTGGCGGCGGAAATATCTTCTCCTTCGATGTGGTAGATACATACCCTCGACGTGATGATGCCGATATTACTCCAGAACAAATTATGATTGTGTTTGATGGTAATGTCGACCCAACTACGGTAACAGCTGGTTCTGTTTATATCGTAAAGAGACAAGACAAGGCTACTCTTAATCTTGTAGATTTCATGACTAACTACGCTCCTAGCAAAGCAATACCTGCAACTATCAATGTTGACCAGGCATTAGTAACGCTAACTGCTACGTTAGAAGATGGGGCCGAATATACTGTTATTATAAGGGAGTCAGTGAAGAATGATTCTGGTACTAACTTAGGTGTTGCTTACCATTGGTCATTCGTATCGAAGTACACACAACTGTACGGAAGTGCTGAATTAGTGAGACAAGACATCGGTTCTTTCTCTGATGCTTTAACAGATAAGGTTCTTTATCGCTACTTAAAGGATTCTACTGATTATGTCTATCAGGTTGCATCTAATGCTTCCTCATTCATACCTTCCAATTATACGGATGGTAAAGCGCCGTATGAGGTTCACCAATATGTTCGTTACCGTACAGCTTATGCGTTGCTATTGAACTCTCAATTACATGCTAGCGGTGGAAGCGGCAGTGCCTTTACGAAGGAAATTAAACTAGGTGATTTAACTGTACAACAGGAACAATCATCAGCTGGAAGCATCAGTATCTCTTCTGTTATGGGAGACTTACAAGATAAGATGAAACTGTATATGGATATGATACAAGGACATCACAATAGAGGATACGCTAAGCCTTCTGTAGTGGTACGCGGTGAGAATATCGAAGCTTACCCTACATTCATGACTAGAGCAGAATACTCTGACTTAGGACAATAATAGGAGGGATTAATCTATGGACGTGCGTAATGAGTTTGAAAAGATTCTTTTGCAGTATGGATATCCCGTCCTGGTTGTCCGTGCAAATACACAGATTCGCTGTTCTTGCTGGAATGAGAAGCATCAAGAAGCAGACCGTGAATGTCCTATCTGTTTCGGACTAGGATTCGTTCCTGTTGTTGAGAAATGGACGACAAGAGATTCAGATACGGCTGTTCCTCAAACCCTGCCTATGATTAGTATAGATGGTAAGTTTGGTGGGATGTCTGTAGCTGGACGCCAATACTATTTCAAACATAACTTCCCTGGTAAAGTCCAAGACCTTATCGTAGATGTGGAATGGTCTAATACAGGAAAGCCTATTTACAATGGTGGTGGTGTTTACGAGATTGCACACGTAGACCCACAGCGTTTCGAACGTGGACAGATGATATTCCAGAAAGTCTATGTGAAAGACCAGCCTGTACAGAAGGAAATACGAGGTATTCGTATTGCCAATGTGAATGGCGTAGTAAACTATGAAATTGCAGAGCAAAGGTAGGTGGGCTAAATGAGACAAACAGATTTCACTCTTGTGAATCAAATCATAACAAAACCAGAGAATGCGGTGGTGTTAGTGGGTGCGGCTCTTGACGGCCCATCTAATGTCCCTTTCTCTTTAACTGTTGATGCAGAACCACATCAAGTACTAGGAGAATGCTCTCTAGCAGATGCTTATGTAGCTGCACGTAGAGTAGGTATTAGTACTATCGTAGCTTATCGAATCAATGGTGTTCATTCAACAGCAAGTCTTGTCGATAAGAATGGAGTAGTTGTCATGGAGTTCCGTTCAATTGGAGGCGCAGAATCCTACAATGACATTCAGATGATAGCTTACCCTGACCATCTTTTTGTAGTGAATACAGATGGTGTATCTCGTTCCTATTACTTTGATAAGTATCAAAAGGTGAATGACCTTGCCTATGCTATCAATAGAGATTCTTATTATGGCCTTATTGAATTTAATGCTGCCGTCATAAGTGATTATTATTCATTAATGAATGTAGTAGACTTTGCTACCGAGGTTTCA